ATTCAATAGTTTGTTCAAAACCATCGGGTTCTGTCTTTTTAACATTGTTTTTTGGTTTATATTTTTCAACTTTACCGTCCTTGTATAATATATTCGTAATTTTAGACGAGAGTTGATGTCTTTTTCCTGTGAAATCTTTACAAAAACCAAAATGTCTCATTGTATCGGTAGTCGAAAAGCATTTTTGTGCTATAGTATCTCCTAATATATGAAACCATACGTGATTAGAATTATGGTTACACTTTTTATTTTCACAATAAAATGAATTCGTTGAAACGAGAAACTGGTTTTTATTTTCATAAATTTTTGTTACCCTCGATAAATTTTGACCTTCTAAATTTTTTCTTACAAATTCTTCTACAAGACTAATAGCTTCCTGATCCTTGAATTCGTTTTTTATTTGTGCGTTTGTAAAAGACCCTTCTGGTTGTTTCGAATATTTATTTTCTATTATGACGGGATCGTCTCTCTCTGTACGTAAAGTAGCCATGTTCATTATTTTAACATCTGCGACCTGACCATCTATAGTTTCGAGTAATTGAAATGGACCGTACCTGTATATAAATATTGGTTTGTATTCACTTTGTGTTACTTTCCCCGTATAGTTACATTCTACACACCCTTTACCGGAACACTCGTCATGTTTTCCCTTTTTATGTGACCATGGCATCCGAAATCCGCTTCCTTTGGCTTTTCGTTTTAAACTTCCGTAAACAGCTTCATCGATTATATCATTCCAATTTCTTGAACCGTAATACTCGTTCATTATTCGTACTAGAATTTCTCGTATTGCTAAAGCTGATGACTGATTTACGATAAAATCTGGCCAATTTATGTGAATACCTGTCTTAATTAGATGACCTACTTTTTTCGGTTGAGCTACGGAAATGAGTGCTTCTTTACCTCCCAATTTTTTAACTCTTTCGCATATTATTTTACAATAGTTTTCGAGTTCTGAAAATTCAATTTCATCCTCATCCTTGTAATCGATATCCACAAAAAAGTTATAATTTTCACTTTTCTGTTCGACCACAAATATTTTTTCCCCTGAATTATAGGAATCTGTGTATTTAATATAGAAATCATTCAATCTATCAAATGGCACTGAAAGGACACCTCCATCCATGAGCACATGTGATACATTGGTATTGTTCCAGAACCCCTGTTCTTTACACCATGTTTTAAACATGGTTTACTTACCAAGTAGTAGTTTTATTTTTTTATATTGATTTAATTAATCACTATCGTAGTGATGTCTCCAAATTGATTTTCTATACGATATTTCTGGATATTCTTCTTCTTCTGATAAATTCTTTTTTAAAACAAGAAGTTCATAAACTTTATCTTCTTTGTGTAATTCTGCGTACCTATCTGCTTTTTCCTTTGTATAACCATGTCTTTCAACGAGAAGATGTGAAATTTGTGAGAGTATGTAAGCTTTGGACTTCATTATTTAATAGAGAAGGTTTTTCTATTGAGAGAAGTTATGCATGCATAAAACTCTGGGTTATTGAGAACGTTTTTAACTATTCTATCCCATTGTTTTTTTGTATTGAATTCTGTTAATGTTTCAAAATTCATAAAATCATTTTCATCGTAAGTTCGTTTATATGGTTGTTTTTGTATTTTTTTAAGATTTGTTTTTTGTTTCTCATCGTTGAATTTTCTGACAAGTTCGGTTTGTTGTTGCGGTGTATAATCTACGAAAAATATAAAGACGTTGTATTCTAAATCAACGCCGGGACTTTCTTTAACTATGAATTTGAAATCTGAATACTGACCTTTTTTGAGAGAAATGACTCCTCTTGTTTCCTCTTCTAGTTCTCTCAAAGCACATCGTATTGGATTTACTATTTCTCTTCGTCTACACCCTCCGGTAACGAAAATCCAATCTTTGAATCGTCGGTCTCGGACAGTGAGAAACTTGGGTTTATCGCCCGTAAACGTTACGGGTACAGCTATAGCCTTGTATTTCTTCATTGCTCATTAGCAAGTTATAATTATATGAGATGATTATTCTGATGAATCTTCCTCGGAATCTTGATTTTCAAGGTTCTTTTCTTCGACTTGGGTTTGTAAAGCGTTTTCTTTTTCCGACTCTGGTTCTGTAAAAGGGGATGGTTTGGGCCTGGATAAAAATGAAACAAGTTTTCCATTAAATCCCTTTACACCTTCCATTTCTTCGTTGGTTTTCTTGAGTTCCTTGTACATATATGCAGTGGCTACAATACATACGATTACAGCTATTATTGTGACGATATCTCGATCAAAGGTAAACATTATATAATATTAAAATGTAGAGTTAATTTTTTAAGTATGTATAATCGCACCCATCTGAACACCGTTTTCTTTTGGGCAATCATACCCCATTTGAGCAAATTGAATCTCCTGGTAATGTCCCTCTTTACACTCAGAATTCTGAGTGGGTTCTTGTTTTTTAGAGTCGACGAGATGATTCAAAGTTCCGGACTTGGGATCGTAAGTAATTATAAATATAAAAGCTGTGATAAAAACTAGTTGCCAGAACATTTATATTAAGTGGCTATAAAAATTGAATTAGTTAGAGTACATCAAACCACCCATACCATTTTCGATACGGAGGATGTTGTAGTTGACGGCGTAGATATCATCACTCGAGTTGGCTGTGTCATTGACAAGTCTCGCGGAATCGAGTCTACTGAAGTTGAGCGAACCGGTTGGTTGAACCTTGGACGTATCGAGGCAGAATGGGTACAAGAAGAACTTGTCATTTTCACCTGTAGCTACAGTAGTAGAAGTAATCGTCGCGACATTAGTGTTATATATCTCCTCTATGGTAGTATTGTTGTATGTAACTGGGAGTGATACACCTGGGTTTTCGACCGACGTCGTTATGTTAGTAATTGGTTTGGAACCAGCTGTGTGGTAATACGAAGTGATCGCGGTGTAGTGTGGATCAACGTATTTGAAATCAGCAACATCCGTACCATTGATTTGGAGTTTCATTTTATTTGCGTCGGCTGCAATAGAAAGAGCACCACCATCTGCAGCTACCAAACACTTAATTGGGTGGTTAAAGTTGAGTTCTTGAGTCCTGGAACCAGAGGCGATAGCTTTTTGTGTTTGTGTAATAAGCATGTTTTGTGGCGCGGAAGACAAAGTGGTACGCTCGTCCGTGTCGAGGTGGATGAATTGACTATACACTTCATATGTAGCCCCATCGAGATCGGTACCCCAAGTAATTCTCAATTCCACATCGTGATATTGAAGAGCGATCAATGGGATGGCGGTTTGAGCGTTTTCACAAAACGAAAACCTGAGTGGGTAAAACTTACTTTCAGCTATTTCCCCAAATCCAGAAGTAGATTTAGTTAAGTTTTGTGCTAATATAGATGGCGCAATGTATTGCGAGAATGTAGATGTTTGTTCATCAATGACTTGTCCACCAATGAGAAGTTCAACTTTGGAAATTGCTTTGACCCAATTGGCTGGTGTAAGTTTGTGAGCTTTACCCGCTTTAGTTGGAGCGATATAGACATACCCGACCATATCCCCTTTTCTTTCAAACCTGACGGTCGACATACCACCCGCGGATGGGTTGCCCTGGATAGTTTGTCTTTCGACAGTTTGGGCGAAGTTTGTGTGACGTTTGTAGTTGGACCTGAAAAAAGAAACTTCAGGTTGACCTACGAGATGTGCATCTTGGGCACCGATTGCAACGAGTTGAGCAATACCTCCAGACATATTTTATATTATACTAAGGTTTTTTATTTTTAAGCCCATATATAATATAAAAGTGTGTTCTGATTTATTTAATTTATTAATTTTGTGTAAAAGATATTGAATTCATATATACATTACCTGCAACATTTGACAATGTCATGAGTCCATGATCGTTTTGTGTTATAGTGAGGTCGCTGGTCTGAACGTACCAGTTTACATTTGTAAGATTTTTTGATATTTTCCTACTTGCTCCTGATGCAAATATAGGTATGACTACCTGAGCACCGTCTATAAGATTTGAATATACGAGACTATTTAAATCGCCTGCAAGTTGAACAAGTGGTGCTGTACCATAACTTTTATTTTTAGCATCTATAGTTATTGTATCTGTCGATGACATTGCTGCAGTTATACCTGGATTTGTAAGTTGAATATTTTGTGATATTAAATTACCTGTAACATTTACATTTGAACCAATTTTAATACTATTTGTTGTAACAAACGCATTATCTGAGTTATAACTTGAATGTGGACCCGTAAACTGAATAACGTTTGATGTAACATTTGCCCCTACAGTCGCTTGGGAAACATCGTCTAAAGAGAAAGGTGATGCAGCAATATTTAAACCTCCTATAGTAATTGAATCTGCTGAAACATTACCTGAAACCGTGAGTACATTAGACCCGTACGTGTTTATTGTAAGATTTGCAGATGCCGCTGATGGACCAATTGCTACATTTGCACCTTCCTCGATTATGTTATCTAAGGTAGACCCACCTTGTCCCCCTGAATCGTAGATTTCGCCTGTTGTTGTGTTGAACGATAAAACGTTATTCGAAGGGGCTGCATAAGCCGGGTCAAGTTTTACCGCGTTCGTTACTTTCAAAGATGCTACTGCACCCGCCGACGATTTAAGTAAAACATCACCGGCATAATCAATTTGTTTTGTAGCTGCAATGTCAATATCACCCGCGGATGTTAAACCCGTGGTCGTGTTATTAAACGCGATCGTGTGTGTCGTCGTTGCACCTCCATCTGTAATAGCCTGTAAAGTGGAAGAAACGTCGTCCCACGCTATTCCAGTCCCGGAACTTCGAAGAAACTTTTTAGATAAATTTGCGACACTAACGAAAAACCTCACTTCACTAATAACTACTGCAGTTTGACCAGTACCACCCCTTGCTTTTACAACTAAGGCTAAATATGTATAAGCACTCGCTCCCGATATAGAAACTGTATGTCCACTACCACCATTATAAGTAGCGTGTACAGTAGATGATAATAGACTTGTCCAACTTGTATCATCATTACTTCCCAATATTTCCCACGAATCTGGTGCCTGATTATCATATGACGTTCTTCCTGTAATGTTAACTGATGTTGGTGCAATTCCAGTCGAAAGTTGAAGTTTTATCCATTCACCGGATACACCGCCTAAACTTTTACTTCCCGTATAGGCACCCGAAGTACTATCGTAAACATTCTCATCAGAATGCCAAAAAGTGCTATGCCCCGGGGTAGTTTTATCAAACGCTCTCCATATTTCACCATATTGATTACTACTTGCAGTCGTTGTGTATGTCACTCCTGCAATGGTTTCACCCGAATTAGCTGATGATGATAATGCAGACGTTGGGTATTCGACAGTAGTATCAGCTGGTGCATACGGTGTGAGTTTAGTCAAAGCAGTTCCAGACGCTGGACCTAATAACAATTCGTTTTGTGCAACAGAAGTTAAACCCGTACCACCCTTGGCAAGTAAAACTTGTGAACTCAAATTAGCGGGGTTGAGTACTGTGAGACCTGTCGTTACACCCGTACCACCTCGAGCAGTAGCAACTGTTCCAGTCGTAAGGTTAGTTGCATTTAGTACAGTGAGCCCTGTAGTTACACCTGTACCACCTCGAGCAGTAGCAACTTGACCGGTATGACTAGCATGACCCAAATCTAAGTTTGTTATAGCTGTACCGTCACCTGAAAAAGTTCCTGAATCAACCGATACTACGTTAATTGAATTACCATGGAACGAATCCGCGGTCATTTTACCTGTTGTCGTGACGTTACCAGATAAAACGTTACCCCACACATTTGCCGTGATGTATCCATCCGCTGTTGTGTTTGTAGGTACAACGGTTTCACTTTCAGAATTACTTTCTGTAAAAGCGATTGTATATTCTTTACCCATGGTTTGACCCAGAAAACCTGCAAATACATTCGCGGTTGGTCTTGTCATATGTTGCCCCATATCTTTTGCGTCTACGGTATTGTTGTGTGCGACTGCAAATATTTTATCGGTAATGTAATGATCGGTTGTATGCTGCGCCGTAATATTACCTGCAACGGTTAAGTTTCCAGAAATCACCACGTTCGAACTAATAGATGTAATATGTGTAGATGGGTTATACTCAATTTTACTCTCCTCAAAAATACCAGAATTGTTCACGTATGGTATAGTCAAAGTATTTAACGAACTAGCGCCCGTACCACCTCGAGCAATAGGAACTTGACCGGAATTATTACCTTGACCTAAATTTAAGTAACTTAGACCTGCACCGTTTCCACTAAAAGCTCCTTGAAAATTCGCTGCCGTTATATCACCGGACGATGCATCTAATACAATCCCCGAACCGTTTAATGCAACTTGTCCACTCGTTACTTCTAGAACTACACCCGAAGATTTATTTAATGTTATGACTTCGTCGGAAACGTTAGACACACCTGTTTGTGATGCAAGAACTTCATCTAACGTAAGTGGAACATCGGACCATTCGGGTGCCGTTTTACCCGCGTTTAATCGGAGAAACTGACCCGCGGTCGCGGAAGATGTACTTAACTTTGCGAGTGATGTTGTTCCACTGGCATATACTAAATCACCTTCAGTATATGTATCAATATTTGTACCACCATGTGCTACGGGGAGAATACCCGCAGTTATATTACCCGTATCTATACCTGTTATAGACGAACCATCACCGGAAAATGATGACGCATTTATAACTGAAGCTGATATGTTATTAGATCCTAATATTTCACCATATATACCCGACGATGCTATGTTATTAGATCCTACTATTTCGCCGTACAGTATTCCACTAACTTTACTCGCTGTTATGTTATTAGATCCTAATATTTCACCGTATATACCCGTTGTTCCAACAAGTTTATCTGCTAATATATCTTGAGTTGTTGTTATTTGATCATATACACCCAGTGTTCCAGTAATAGTTTGACCTTGAAGGTCACCTTGAGCAGTAATAGTTTGACCTTGAATGTGACCTTGAGCAGTAATAGTAGTTTGACCTTGAATGTGACCTTGAGAAGTAATTTGACTTGCTGTAATTAAATTGGAACCGCTTATGTTACCAAATATATAATCATCGACAACTATATTACTATATGCCTTGAGTGACGTTGTTGGGTTTGTAAGGTGGAGTGTATTTGATGTAACATTACTTTTATCCGTGACAGTTTGTAAAGTTACATTTGAAAGAAGACCGCCATCACCACGATAATATTGTGCGTTTATATTCCCCGTCGTTTCTATAGCGAAAACAGATTGTGTTGGTACATTCATAACAGTTTGACCAACAGCTCCTAATGTAAATAAATTTTGTGGATTTGTATTTGCTATGGCGACGTGAGACGTTGCTTGTATATCCCCAGTGTGTATAATACCTGAAACTTGAATTTTATTTGTATTATTTCTATCTATAACGACAGAGTCTCCCGTAGTTGATAACCTATCAGTTCTTGTATTACCTACAATTCGTAAATCATCATTATCACCTACTGGACCTTTAATAAAAACTTTATCGGCTACAGATAAGGCGTGTGTTGGGAGTGTATTTGAAATACCTACGTTAGATGACGCAACGAAAGATGTAGTTGCATTGTTAAATTCAACTGTATTCGCTGTAACATTACCTACAGTAGTTGCATTTTCTAACGTAATACCACCTAATAAATCCGTAGCTACACCCGAATCTACAAGTTCTGCTGTTTGTGCGTGATACGCAAAAAAATTCGCACCTGCTAAGTCTGCTACACGTACCGGTGTCACATAAAGTGAACCTGGTGTTGATGCAGATATGGGTGCATCTGACGCATTGAAAACAACTGTGTTTTCGGCCTGATTATCATTAGCGTGTTTACCAAACCGGATTTTGGTAGACCGCTCGATGGTAGGTATATTTTTAACCATTTAATATAAGTAGGTATTTTTAATTGGCGTATATTAAACCCGCCATACCATTTTCTATTCTAAGAATATTGTAATTTACAGCATATATTGGATCATTTATAATCATACTTTGGCTATGTATCTTTGCAGAGTCTAAGCGACTAAAATTGAGCGTTCCTGTCGGTTGGAGTGAGCTCGTCGAAAGACAAAAGCAGTATAAAAAGAAATCTGGTGAAGTTACGAATTGTGTGTGGTAATAGTTTTGAATTTCCATAAAATGTGGTTTCCCCCATTTATAATTACCTATATCGAGACCATTTATCTCGATCTTTACTTTATTACTCGCAGATGTTAAAGCACCTTCAGTACTTGTATCTGAACACGCTAGGTATTTAACTGGGTGGTTAAATGTAAGTTCCTGTGTAAGTTCCTGCGAAGGAATACTTTTTTGAACTTGTGTAATGAGTAGATCGTGATTTCTCGAAACTAAATTTCCACGTTCTTCGTTATCGAGGTAATAATAATTTGAATAACACTCGACGTTATAATTACCCGCTTGTGAACCCCAATGAATACGCAATTCTACTTCATGGTACCGCAAAGCAACTATTGGTATAGCACATTGTGGACCTTCGCAAAAAAAGAAACGTAAAGGGTAAAAGTACGAACGTGCACTTATACCTGGGTGTGTACCATTTGAACTTTTAGAAACATTCGTTGCGAATGTATCTATGGCTATTTTTTCTGTAAAAGCAGCGTCTTGTGAATCGATAACCTGACCACCGATAATCAATTCAACTCTATCAATTATATTTTCCCAGTTTTGAATATCAAGTGCTTTCGAGTTATCGTCTATAGTAAAATATGTATATCCTAATAAGTCACCTGATCTTGGTATTCTGATCGATGACATAGCGTTATTTTTCACAGCTCCTTGTATCGTTTGCTTTTCTATGGATTGTGAAAAATTAGAATGCCTTTTGAAAGTTGAGTTAAAGAATGAAATTTCTGGTTTTCCCATAATGTGCTCATCTTGAGCACCGATTGCAATGAGTTGAACAATACCAGAAGACATTTATAATAAGAAAAGGTTAAAATTATACGTGTATATCGCCCTGAAATAATTAGAAGCCTAAATTCCTTTTTTTGCAAACGAATCTAAATATTAAACAGGTTTCGGTTGTAGTCGCCGCTGCACCTGTTTCCTTCAATAACTCAACGGTTATTCTATCGAGTTTCTTTATTGGGTTAAAATATTGTTGAATAACTGGGTATTCGTTTTTAAAAACGAGTCGAGTTGTTCCATCTGTTACGAGAGAACCGAAAACGCCGTTTATTAAATTATCATCAGCTGTATTCAGATCTGTTTTCCCTCTTTGAGAAAAGAAAGTTCTTAATTCATCAATTTTAAGATGTATTAATTTATGAGCTCCATCTGTACCGTTAATATGAGCGGCTGTTAATTGAACCTGAACTATATTTTCGAGGGGTTTTGGGAAGAATGAAGTAAATTTTTGTTTTTGAGAATCGTCAACAGAATCAACGATAATGGTATGATACTCGTGTTCAAAATCGGGTAAACTTGACTGACTAGTCACTAACGCCATTTATATATACTGGAGATTTTACTTCATCTTGTATGCCGCTTGTTGCTGGACAAGTTGTTGTCCACCACAAACTCCACCTCGACTATCGGAATAGTACGAGTTTCCGAGACACGATGGCTTCGATTCAAGATCGAAAAGGGAACCTTCATTTTGGGTTTCGATTTCGACGGTCTGGTAATTACTTGTTCTCATGGCGGCGAGGGCGCATAACATTAAGAAGACAATCACAATTGCCTTGAGAGTATTTTTGTTTGTGGCGTTAAGTTTCATTTGTTATCAACATACATTTTTTTTAAAGTGCGTTAAAGAATTTAGAATACTTTCAATATAAAGATTAAATGGACGGTGAGATTATCCTCAATAGAAATCATACAAACGTGATGAAACTTGATGACAACGAACAAGCTCTTATGAACGAGATTGAAATCGAAATCCCAAGACCTCAGCCTGTGAAAAAACAAATGCCAAAAACTATGAAGACGCAATTTACACCACCACAAACACAAATTTTTCAGGAAGATATAGATTCGTTTGCTAATCCAAACAAACAAAATCCACCTTCGATTCCTCCACCGGAAGATCCAGTTGATTATGGCGAATACGAAGAAGAAGATCAGGGGTATGATTATGCAGGTGGTGGGGGAGGTGGCATGCCTTATATGGAAGAGGAAAAACCGTCACCAGGCTACAAAACAATCGATGAAGAAAAAGCTGATCTTGTAAATAAACTCGGGCGACTTGAAAAGAAAGGGTTTACGGTAAATAAAAGGTTAAATGTATATTCACCAATTGACGAACTTAGAAACGAAGTAAAGAGAATTACGTATAGCATAGACGTTGATAAATCTTTAAAATTTTCGAGGCGTATGCTTATTGCATGCACAACCGGTCTTGAATTTTTAAACAAAAAGTATAACCCATTTGAAATTCAACTCGATGGTTGGTCGGAAAATGTAATGGAAAATGTGGACGATTACGATGAAGTTTTTGAAGAATTGTACGTGAAATATAGAACTAAAATGCACGTTGCCCCAGAGGTAAAGCTTATTATGATGCTCGGTGGGTCGGCTATGATGTTTCATTTAACCAATAGTATGTTTAAATCAGTCATGCCTAATATGAATGACGTGATTAAACAAAACCCAGGACTCGTCCAGAACATGATGTCTGCGGTACAGAACACAGTTCCTAAATCTCAACAAGGTGCGAGCGAACCATCCGTAGATGAAAATGGGAGACGAGAAATGCAAGGTCCAGGGTTTGATATCTCGAGTCTTATGGGTAATATCATGATGCCTCCCCAACCACCAATGAACACAACAAGTATTAATAAACCAGAAGATACGGAAATTGATATCGAAGACGATATTTCGGATATTGCCGAACCACCAACTTTTGATACTGGTCGAGAAGGTGGGGATGACGAGGTGAGAGAAGTTAAAGTTACTCAGACCAAATCAAAAAAAGGAGGTGGTAAAAAGAAAAAGACCGTTGAAATTAATTTGTAAACATAGTATAAATGATAGGGTATTGTCCTTTAGATGAAGACCCTATTGAGATACCTTCTCGGCGGCGAGAAGTTGCACCCCCGACCCCAGTCGAACCACAGGCGGCGGTGAGACCTAGACGTTCTAGATCTTTCCTCGGTGAAGACGATACGGAGTGTAACTTTGTCGTTATGTTTTTCATTGCGGGCGTAATTGCCTTGGCGGTTATGGACGCACTTCCTAATAAAAAGTGATCGACTAAACCATCTACCATCCTGCTTTTTCCAGCATGGTAAATGTGATTTCGTTTTTTTAATTACTGTTTATGTACTTTTTGCCTGTTCAGGAATGACGTGTCCGTCGTCGTCAGTCCAGCCTGTATCGTACATGTGTTGATCTTTTCTTTCACCTATAACTAACCAACTAACATTTGCTGTGGAAGATGTGTTTTGACACGATATTGTAAGCGTGTTTCCAGATACGGACCCTTTTACTGCGTCCCAATCGGATTCGTTTGATGTAAAACATTGAACGTTTCTATTCAGTGCTTCAAATGTACCACTGGTCATGTTAGAAACGGTATCTAAGTTTATAGAAGCACTTCCGTTTACTAGATCAACTTTACCCCTATATATGAGATCAGCTTGCGGACCTTCTATGAAAGAGTGGTAAAGATTGTGTGTATTACTCATAATTGCAAGTGGGTGATCTATTTTGAAGGAACCACTACCTTTTGAT